GTGTGGCCACCGTGGCCACCCTGGCCACCCTTGTGTTTGGGTATGGGCAGCCCTTGGGTCCCTCCGCTAGTTGAGGCCAGTCTGCCTTGTAGTCACTTTGTCTTGGGTGCTACTGCCCCTGCTGACTCTTGTCGTTTTGGTGCAGGGGGCTAAAGCCCTTCTGACGGGCGATTCACCGCTAGTTAGGCGGGCTACGGGGTAGATGGTTGACTGTAGCAGATTTTCGTGTAGAGTGGTACACGTTCATTGGATTCTTTTTGGAGGTTTGCCGGATGGCTGCTATTAGTGATTATTTAGAGGATGAGTTGTTGGATCATGCGTTGGGGACGGGTGCTTTTACTGCTCCGTCTGGTGCGTATTTGTCGTTGCATACGGCTGATCCGACGGATGCTGGTACGGGTGCTGAGGTGTCGGGTGGTTCTTATGCTCGTCAGTTGTGTGCGTTTGGTGCTTCGTCTTCGGGTACTGCTTCGAATAGTGCGGTTGAGGAGTTTACTGTGATGCCTGCTGCGACGGTGACTCATATAGGTATTTGGGATGCTTTGTCTGGTGGCAACTTGTTGTTTCATGGTGTGTTGACTGCTTCGAAGACTGTTGGTGCTGGCGATACGGTTCGTATTGATGCTGCTGGTGTGTCGGTGACGTTAGCGTGAGCGACATTACTGTTGATGAGGTTCAGGCGCAGTTGTCGGAGCGTGGGCGTTTGGAGTGGGAGTTGGCTGCTCAGCGTGCGTTGATTATTAAGTTGCAGGCGGCGTTAGAGCCTTCTGATGGCGAGTAATTTTCCGACTTCTTTAGATACTGGGTCTGAGCAGCCTTCTCCGGTTTCGGGGACGGGGTTGGATGATGCTGGTTTTGAGCATGATGTTGTTCATGCGAATCATTCGACTGCGTTGATTGCTGTTGAGACTAAACTTGGTATTGGTGCTGCTGCTGCTACTGGTGCTTCTTCTGGCGATGTGTTGACTGCTAATGGTTCGGGTGGTTCTTCTTGGGCTGCTGCTGGGGGTTCTCCCTCGGGGGCTGTTTCGATGTGGGCGGGTTCTACTGCCCCTACGGGATGGCTTGAATGCGACGGTGCGGCAGTATCACGAACCACCTATTCTGATTTGTTTGCTGCGGTCGGAACTCGTTACGGCGTAGGCGATGGGTCTACGACGTTTAATCTACCTAACCCTATTGACAAGTTGGCGATGGGGATCGCTTCGAGTACGTCCCCTACTGCTACTACTTTGGCTGGGGCTTCGTCGTTGGATGCTTTGGGGTTGGGCAATAACTCTGTTGGTCACACTCATAACGGTACTTCGGGTAATCAATCGGCCAACCACACGCATAATGGTACTTCGGGGATCAACTCTAATAGCCATACTCATGCGGGGAACACGGGTAATGGTTCCGCTAACCATACTCATAATACGGGGAATGCTTCTGCGAACCATACGCATAGTACGGGGAACCCCTCTGCAAACCATAGCCATGTCTATTCAAAAGCAAACTCATCGGTATCCAATGCCAACACAGGGAATGTGTCTTCATGGCACACTCACAATACGAACGCATCTGGTGCTTCCCATACACATGGCACGAACGCTTCTGGGGCTGCACATACACATGGATTTACAACAGGAAACGTTTCCGCAAACCACACTCACAACACGACGACAGGTAATCAGTCCGCTAGTCATACGCATAACGTGACTACGGGCGACGTTTCAGCGAGCCATAACCATGCTCTTTCTTCCTCCACCGTGTCCACTACGGTTAATGTCGAACCCTTTGTGTTCATCATTAAAACCTGATGGAGGAAATAATGTCAGACTTTATCGACCAACCCCAGCATCGTGGTGGGGTCGGCTACTACAACAAACTCCCTGCCCGCACATATACCGAAGACGGAAGCACATGGTCGGTTAATAACTCTAAGGGGATATTTTCTTTCACACGGCTGATACCCAACATTGAACTTGTCGATGAAGACGGCCATGTTCGTTGCGACGGGGGAACAAACAACTTTGGCCCTATGGGGTTCCACGAATGGGACGAAGCGTTGCAGGTATGCAACTGCGAGTCTTTGACCCAACCGTATGCGCTCACAGGGAACCATGATTTGCTTTTCAGTTCCTTGGAGTACCTAGATGTTGTAATGGGGAACCCTGATTGTGGTGGTACCATTGTTTACATGGAGTCCTCCGATGAGGGTGCTGAACTTGCTGTTGTCAAAGGCCGACACTCAGTTACTGCCCGCACCCTGCAAGAAGTTTTGAGACTTCTTTTGGAGTGGGAAACCGCTGGAGAGTTATTTGATTCGACGGAGCCAATGGTGGATGTCGCCAAACAGATGATTATCGGTTTGGGGATGACCGAAGAAATAAAAACATGGATCTGGGATAACGTACCTCCAAACAAGGTTCAACTCTTTTTGGAAGGCAACACGAACGCTCAGGAACCGACTGAGCCGCCTGACATTACAGGCACTATTGTCGAACCGTGGCTACTTGATCTGATTCAACGATCCGCTGGCATCGGTTTCATGCCAACAGGCGCATGAACATAGAGTTCCCTGCGGGGCTATGGGGCGGTATCGCCGTTTACAAGAACGCTGTGAACCCCGAAACATGCAAACAGGTAGATGGTTTACTGGCCCAGCATTGGGATGCGCTGTGGGAAGCAGGTGTTTTAGCGGAAGGCAAATCGATGCTGGGGGTCAATCCTGCTGTCAAAAACTCCTCCGACTTTGAACTCTCCCCTAAAATGGGGGAACTGTACGAAAAAGAAAACGGGTGGTTTGAAGACGAGATACAAACCTCTTTAAGTAAGTGCATCAACCATTACGTTTCCCAGTACGACGGACTAGCAGGCTACTGTTGGCCTTTGGGTGACACAGGTTTTCAGGTGCAACGCTACGAAGAGGGGCATGGTTTTTATACGGAGCATATCGATGGCGGGCCTTTCGGTGAAACGAAAAGTAGGTTCCTTGCTGCTTTGATTTATTTGAACGATGTTGACGAGGGCGGAGAAACTACGTTCACGAAGTCAGGGTTAAAGATCAAACCTGAAGTGGGGAAGGTTCTTATTTTCCCGTCGCATTGGTTGTATCCGCATCGTGGTGAGGTTCCTTTGAGCGGACATAAAACGATTATCACTACTTTTATTGAACAAACGGAGATGTCATGATTTCACGCAGCGGATGGCAAGCAAAAGCCCCACGATGGACAACCCGCCACCGAACCCCCGTAAGCACCGTGTATATCCACCACGGCGGCACGCACCTCTCCGGCCACACGCAAAAAGACGAAGCATCAGCGTTACGAGCCTACCAACGCTACCATTTGCGTAAAGGATGGGCTGATGTAGCGTACTCGTTTGCTGTCGGCCCACAATCAGGGCGCATCTACGAGTTACGTGGTTGGAACGCCCGACCCGGTGCAACAAAAGGCCACAACGCAGACTCATACGCGATTGTTGTTATAGGTAACACCAGTACACAGCAAGTATCGGAAGAATGCGTCGATTCGGTGCGCCGATTAATCGAAATAGGGCAGCGGGCCGGGAAGATAACTCAAAAAGTCCAAGTGTTGGGGCATCGAGACGTTAAGTCCACGGCTTGCCCCGGTGGTTCTGCGTATTCGCGGCTAAAAGATATGACTCCGGGGGCTACCCCGAAGACTGCTGCGTCGAAAGCCCCCACATACCGGCGTATGCTGCGTTTGAGGCGACCTCGGATGCGTGGAAATGTAGTGAAATGGGTGCAAAGCATTGTTGGGGCTAGTCCTGACGGAGTGTATGGGCCTAAAACTAAGGCATTGGTGCAGAAATGGCAGCGTTCCAAGGGTTTAGTCGCTGATGGTATCGTTGGCCCGAAGACTTACCGGCATTTAAGTAGGTAAACATGGCCACCTACAGGCAGGCTGGTTACACCTACCGTCAGGCTGATACAACCTATCAGGGTGTATCATCCCATACTATATCTGCTTCTCTCACGGGTAGCGGGGGGTTAAGTGGCACAGTTGTTCGTGTCCAGAGTGCCGGTGGGAGTATCGCGGGGTCTGGATCAGTAACTGCTGCCGCTATCGAAGTAGCCTTTGTTGCAGCGAACCTTGCAGGTGCGGGGAATGTAACTGCCTTGGCGTATAAGTCGACGGATGTCGCCATGATGGTGGTGGGTCCTGCTTCTCTTACGGCATCGGTGCATCTTGTTAATACTGTAGCAGTTTCTCCTCTTACGGGTTCGGGAAGTATTTCTTCTGGGCCGTATGTAGTTGTCGATGCGGGTGCTTCTCTGCTAGGGTCTGCTTCGGTTGCTTCGACTGCGACCCGTGTTCTTTTGGTGGCCGCTTCACTCTCGGCTTCTGGAGGGATTACTGCTAATCCTTACCGCGTGATCGATGTTGGGTCTACGCTAAGCGGGACCGGGACAGTCACCGCTGCGGCGGGGCTGATCTTTGAGGTCACAGCGGGGATAGCGGGTTCTGGTGTAGTCGAAGCGACCGCCACCATTGTGGTGGATGTGCTGTCGGCTTTGTCTGCTGCCGCATCGCTGGCTGCGGCTTGCCACATCGTGGCGACCGTAGGAGGGGCGTTTGAGGGCTTTGCCTCTATTGCGATCATCGCTATCTTGTCTCGCCCTAACCCGGACGTAACCCTCGCCGTAACAGAACGAGATAAAGTAACACTAGCGGTGACCGCCCTCCATGATGTATCATTGGGCGAGTCCTACATTTATAATACGACACTAGTTGCAAGCGAATCTGATACGGTTTCGGTTGCGGCTTCTGCCGTATTTGATGTTTCTATAGAGATTGGAGTTTAGATGGCTACTTACGATACAGGCGATCAGGTGCGGGTAACCGCTACGTTCACTTCTAGCGGGACAGGCGAATCCCCCTCAACATTTATTGTGACCCATCGGAAACCAGATGGTTCCGACACAACCGTTACGACCAGCACGGTCGATGATAATGCTGGAGTTCTTTATAACGATGTGGTTTTAGATCAAGTAGGTATCCACACCGTTAAGTTCGCTGGCACCGATGGAGTCATCGCTACTGAAGTAGTAGAATTAGAAGTAGCGAAGAACGTATTCGACCATTCGTGAACGCATCAAAAGACCGCGGTGAAAAAAACCGCGAACTGTTTCTCGCTGCCCTCGACGAATGCGGCGTAGTCTCTAAATCCTGTGGCGTAGCAGGTGTCACCCGTTCCGCTTACGAAAAGTGGCGGCAACGAATACCTGACTTCGCAGCAAAAGCCGACGCTATACGCGCCCGCGCATTAGAGCGCGACGGCCCCAGAGAGTTCGACGGCTCATTCGAATCATTCCGATCAGACTTCTTCGGCCATTCATCGCCGTGGTTCCACATGAAAGCCATCGAAGCCTACGAAAATACTGCCCCCGGCGGTATCACCCTTGTACTGTGGCCACCAGAACACGGCAAAACCACGTTGGCTGAAGATTACTTTTCTTACAAACTAGCCCTTGACCCTCAGTTCCGAATCACGGTAGGTTCAGAAGGTCAAGACATGGCACGCAAAATCTTGGGTCGTGTCCGTTCACGGATGGAACCCCACGGCCCGTTCCCGCGATACGTCGCACGGTTCGGTCCCTTCACACCGCAAAACCAGTCGGGTCGCAAAACGGCTCAGGCTTGGGGAGCGGATTACTTTAATGTTTTCAAAAAGGCAGCCCACGATGAGCGTGATTATTCGATGGTGTCTTTAGGATGGAGATCGAAAATTGCTGGTACTCGTACTGACCATTTGCATATTGATGATATTCAGTCTCGGGTATCGCTGAACCTGACTGAACAAATGTTCGAAATCTTTCGACAGGACTGGTTGACTCGTCCTGGCGAAAGCGGGCGTACTGTTATCAACGGTACCCGTGTCGGCCAAGACGACTTCTACGAACGGGTAATGAATGAGATCGACGAAGATCTTCTAAATGTTATCAGGTTTCCTGCTATCATTACTAACGACGATGGCGAACCCGAACCGTTATGGCCGGAACAATTTACGCTAGAAGGATTGGATCGCATTCGTCGCAAAGTCGGGGAGGAAGCGTGGGCGCGCAACTATATGCAGCAGCCGATGGCTTCTTCGGAATCTACCTTCCGGGAGGAAGACATTGATAAATGCAAAAACCCTTTACGTTCGGTTGTTCACCACCCCCCGAAGGATTCTACGATCTACATTGGATTGGATCCTGCGTTGGGGTCGAATAATTGTATTGTCGCAGCCACACCACACGAAGGAAAACTAAAAATCCTGTTCGTTAGGGAGGATGTCGGATTCACCCGCAACGAACAAATCCTCGGCGTAGTAGAGGACGCTGTTCTTCGCTGCCAAGCCAACGGAGGGAAAGTATCTGACGTTGTGATCGAAGCAATGGTTTTCCAGAAAGGCTTATCGCGCGACGAACGGTTGATAGAGATGACCGAACTCTACGGCTTTCGAGTTCGAGAACATTTAACAGGGGTCAACAAGTACGATGAAACTATCGGAGTTCCTTCGATGGCTTTATCTTTCATGCGTGGTGAGATAGAGTTACCGTGGGCCGACGACCCGCAAACCCGCCACCAGATAGGCGAGTTGATTCGGCAGTTACGAACATGGCGACCGTTGAAACGCGGCACCCGTTTACGTCAGGATCAGGTCATGGCTTTATGGTTCATCTGGATACTTTGGAGGCAACGTAAAGAGTCTTTTAACATTGACCCTTCACAATTCAACTTTAAGGCATTACCATGGAAAAAGTTCCACAAACCTAGTAAGGTATTTTAACTATGGCATACACATTTGACGAGATCGTTGGGATTGTTCGGCAACGCCAGCAAGCCCAATCGCCGCTGCTTGCACGGATGATGGAAGTTAAGGAACGGTACAACGGTGACTATGTTATACCGTTGCCGTCAATGGATGAAGAACCCGTTCTCCCTCCGTTAACTCCTGCTCTTATCTCGGAAAACATTGACGCTGTTGCTCAACGCGCAGCGTCTGTTATGCCGTTCATTGGTTGCCCCGCTGTTGACCCTAGCAAAGAACGAGGGAAAAACTCTCGCCAGTACGCCGACATACGCAAACGAGCGTTGGCTTCGACATGGTATCAAAACAAATATAAAGTAAAGTCTCGCCGCGCCTACCGGCATCTCGCTGGTTACGCTACCGCCTGCTTCGTTGTGTACCCTGACTTCAAATTAGGTATCCCTAAGATCGAAGTCCGCGACCCAATGAATGTGTTCCCCGAACCGCAGGCCGCCGAAAACTTTGATGTCCCCGGCAACTGTGCGTTCATTTACGGCAAGTCCGGCGAATGGCTGCGTTCCCGTTACCCTACTTCTCGCCGCGAAAACGGCGGCCCTATCGCCCCCGACAACCAGGCAAACCAGGAACTATGGGATGTTGTCGAATGGGTAGACGAATACGACATCGTTATCGGTATCCTCGGGCCACGATACACAACCCGCGCCCAAGACTTCTCGTTGCATTCTTCAACAATGGAACTATCACGCCATGTCAACAAAGCCGGTATGCCGTGCGTGATCACTCCGGGGCGTGTCACCTTAGACCGCATCGCCTCATCTGTTTCTAACGTAGTAGGCATGGTCGATCTGATGGCCAAGTTCATGGCGTTGGAACTCGTCGCTCAGGAGAAAGCCATCTTCCCTGACCGCTACATTATTGGCCGATCCGGGCAAGTCCCTATGATAGTTGGGGGCGAATGGAAAGATGGCCGGGAAGGTGAAGTAAATGTCTTATTGGACGCGGAACAAATCGGAGAGTTGCGATCAGCCCCCGACGCATCGACCCGTACAGCGATCGACCGCCTCGAACGCAATGCCCGAATTTCGACAGGCACCGTTCCCCAGATTGGTGGAGAATCCTACGGTGCTTTGCGTACTGGCCGTGGTATCGATGCCCTTATGGGGGCTTCTATGGATCCTCGCATCCAAGAGATGCAAGAAATCATGGAAGCGTACCTTCCGCATCTAAACGAATCTATTTTCGCTACCTATAAGGCGCATTGGGGTTCTAAACAATTCTCAATGTTTACTGGGTACAGCGGCGACTTCGGTCAAGTCAAGTTCACTCCGAACGAGCATTTCGAAACCTTCGACAACGTGGTATCGCATTCGATACCCGGTGCCGATATTCAAGGAACGACGATCCAGTTGGGTCAGTTGCTGGGTATGAAAGGCATTTCGTTGGCTACGTTCCGTACCCGCCACCCGTACATCGATGACCCGGAGGCTGAAGGCCGCCGTGTAGATGAGGAACAGTTGGAGGAAGCAGTCATGGCTGCCATCCAACAGCAGTCAGCGTCTGGCCAGTTGCCTGTCGTGTATGTGGCGAAGATCGAAAAGTTCCGCAAGAAGGGGTTCGATATTTTCGAGTCGATTCAGAAGGCCGACGAAGAGGTTCGTAAGGAGCAAGCGGAGATCGCGCCTCCTGCCCCTGAAGGAATGGGGATGCCTCCACAAATGGCTCCCGGTTTAGCGGGCGGCCCGGAGATGATGGGTCCCCAAGGTCAAGCACCACCATCGGGGGAGTTTTCTCCTGAGGCGGCGCAACAACTTATCGGTGCTTTGAGGTCACAATAATGCCACGCAAACGACAAACTCAGAAACCCGTTACGGCGGGTTTAGAAGCCGGTGCCTCTTACGGGCAGGTCGGCGAAAATCTTACTGTTCAAGACCCTGCCCAAGGCGGGGTTCCTCTTCCGCAGTCTCGGGGTCCTTCCCCCACTCCCCCCGGTGCTGCGCCTGCCCCTTCGGGCGCGGGGCCAGTTCCTCCTCCGGGTGGGGCTGGCGAACTCCCTTTAGAAGCAGCGCAAGGATTCAACCCCGGGTTGACTCCCTTGACTGCTCCCGGGTCAGGGTTGCAGCAACAACGCGGCGGCCCTCCCCCCATCGCAGACAATAAAGAACGAGCGGCTCGCTTGCTTGAAAGTTGGGCTGCGGCGACTCAAGACCCATCAATGGCTAAGGCCGCAGCACAGTTAAGGATGCGTAGAAATGCCTGAACTCGTTCCGGTAGGGGACTGGCAAACAAACCCATACACGACGGCTTCTTACGATTCGGAGGAGTACGCTCGCCGCCTCCAGTTGCTTATTTCTGCTACAGGCGGAGGCCGCTGGTTGGAAACAGATCCCGTGTCTCTTGTCGATTTAGCACAGGGCGGACTTGACGACGACGACATGATGGATGTTTTTCTTACAGCATCAGGGCAGGCTGCCCTTAATGACATGAAAACCAATTTCGAAGTTATCCCAGCGCAGTTTCAAGAAGCCCAGTTTGGGTTACTTCCCCCGCAAGCGCAGCAAGCATTATTAGATCAGGGGTATCAGCCTCCTTGGATAGATACCGAACAAGAAAAGTTTGACGCGTTACCTTTATGGAAACGGGCATTGACCCAAAATCTAGGCATGCTCGTACCGGACAAATGGGCGGAAAGAACTTTCGGGACGGCAGCGACTGTTGCCTTGGCTCCAGTGCGCGTAGTTGGTTTCGGTATTGGTAAATCTGTTAGCGGGTTATGGCATGGAGGGACCGCAGGAATGCGGTGGGCGGAACACGTTTTTCGAACTTTTAACTATGTCGGGCAGACGCTCGATACTCCGGGAGTTTTGTCATCTCAGATGCTTCTGGGAGATTCCGATTCAGATAACAATTTGGAGGCCCGCATAAACAGGGGAGACATGGGGAACCCGATGGGGGCGCTATCCCCCTCCTTGTGGTCAGAGGCATGGAACGAAACAGAACTAAATGAAGATTCATATACGAAGGAATCGTTAGATCAGGCCAAAGCATTGGTGGGCGGCGACGAAGTAGATAGGATACGAAAGTTCCTTCACGAGGGTTTAACAGGGGTCGTAGCAGACTACTTAGAAGCAGGAATGAGCGAAGCAGAGGCTCGTGAATCCTATATGGGGTGGTACGAGAGCCTTGGGGCTGACCCCGAAATGAACCAAGCATTGACCCTTTTGAACGGCAACAGAAATACTGGAGGCATGGGGTTTCTTCACTCTTGGAATCGGATGTCTGGTCAAACGGTTGAACCTGACACGGTAAGAGGCCAAGTGTTGATGACCTCAGGATCCATTGGGGCGACAATATTATTGGATCCGGTGACCTATACCCCCGGTGGGTTAAAAAATCTCCGCACCGTGATGCGCGGTGTTTACAAAGGGAAGAACCTTGCGGACGTTATGAACCATGCGCGCAGGGGGCAAGCCGCTCTGCGGGCCGCTGAAAAGTACGGTATAAGATTACAGGATGTAACTACCGCCGAGTTATCGGTAGCCGAAAATGCCCGCCTTGGCTTGGCTGGACGCATATCCGAGCCTTTGATGGGAGCAGAATACCTAGCAACGTGGGCAGAGAAAAGCGGCGGCGGATGGTTGGCAAGGATTCCGATGATTCAAAAGGTCGCATTAAAAAATCAGCAACGGTATATAAATAAGGTTACTACTGCTTTTAGGATCCAAGACGAAATTGATGCAGCGACCTCCGCTATCCGCTCTCAACGAGTATTGGATGGATTGCCGGGTTTGTCCGAAGCAGAAATGATGGCCGCCGTAGCCGAGAGAACGGGAGGCGAAGTTTCCGGAGGGGCGTTCCAACTATTGATTGGGGCTCATCCAGAAACTGCTAAAGTTTTAGATTTGATGAGAGACTGGCATCAAGCGCGTAAAAGCATGTTGATGGGGATAACGGAAGAGGGTGCTGCGATCCGCGCTAGAACAGGAGGGGTCACAGAGGGGTTGTTAGAAACCCGCCAAGTCTCAGACATGTCTACGATGGAAGGATTCTTTGATTTTCTAGTTGCCGATCAGGGGCAAGCAGCATTTGCCACTAAATGGGGGGGCATCAGTCCCCAAGGGATGCTTCTTCCACAAATGACGCGAGGCAATCTGTTCAAAGGGAAACTCGTTAATCAAATAGATGACCTTGTTCTCAATCCGTATGATGCTTCTGGTTGGGATCTGGGAAGGATGGCAGACGAAACAGCGGACGCTGTTGCAGGGAACCGTAACTTCATTATCAATAGCATCAAAACCGCTATCACAGATGGCGGTATCAAACTGTCTAAAAAATACCAATCTAGTGATATTGCTCAGGTGCTAAATGATTTCTCCTTAAGCAGGGAGGCGGGGTTGGCTCGCGCTGAAGCGGTCGGGATGATCAATTCTGACCGTATGGTTTTATACAAAGCGTTCGTCAAGTTCGGAGAGACTGCCCCAGCGATCATCAAAAAAGATGGACAGATGTCCGCTTTGGGCAACTGGTATCAGACGTTCGGTTACAGCGTCACCTCGGATGGAATGAAATGGATCAAGGGTATCAGCCCCCTAAAGGGGCCGCTTCGTGCGCGCCAAAACTTTTTAAGACGACAGTTACACAATTCGGGGAGCGTCAATAGTGAGGCCGCATTGCTTGAACGTTTGTGGGGGCAACTAGGAGGAGCGGCGGTAGGGGTAATGTATTACCCTGCGGCGTTCGCCAAAAGCCTCCTAACCTACGTCCCGAAAACTAACCATTTGGATGTTGTCACCAAAGAAACAGCGATCGTCGATTTCAATGCTTACGTTGAAATGGGGGCGCTGGCAGATATGCCGCGCGAAGTAATGAACTATTATAAGCGTGCATTCATTATGGGGAACGAGGCGCAACGCATCCAAGCCTCAATGGGTTTACTTATGGACATGGCGGGCCGTACAGGGATGCTACTCCACGGCGGCGATGACGTTACTCAATTCCTAGACAAGTTTGTTCGCAACGCAGAAGCCAAATATTCGTTACTACAAAGCGATTTTCTCGGGTTACAAGGAATGAACACAAAGCGAGGGATTTTCCCTAGCGCATTCCAAGAGGGACACATGTCGGCGTTAAACGTTATGCCGAATTATCGTGAACTTGCAGCATTAACCCGTCGAATCTCCTACGCCCGGACGATGGGTCACGGCATTCAACTTCCCTTGATCGATAAGTTTTTTGCGATGTGGTGGAGGCCAATGGTGCTTCTCCGTTTGGGTTACGTTGCCCGCAACGGCGGCGAAGAACTATTTACTTGGATACTACGCGAAGGTCCGCTACCTCATCTGAAGTCCCGTTTAGGTAAGGGTGCCATTGGGATCGAACCAGTCTTTGACGAGTTCGGAATAAAATCTGTACGAAAGATAGGGCAGGGTGATGATGTTATTCGCCACGCCACCTTCATGCGCCCCGTCATCGGGCTTCAACGAGCGTTTAATGAAGTCATTGGTGCGGGAGATAATGCTCTAGCAGTTAAAGCCATCCGCAAAACATACGAAAACAACATGTCTCGTTGGGGGTTCTTAACAGACGCTGAACGTGTCGATTTATTCGAGTCGACACTTTTCGAACTACAGCAGGTTAAACGAAACATCTTTACCCGATCCTCGGTTGGATTATTCAACATGGCGGAACG